AGGTACAAACGCTTATAAAGCCACACCAAGTACTGGGTCTGCTTTTCATTTTTTTCACAACTCATCAAACTACACAGTTGTAAGCGGAAAGACGTACACTTATTCAATCCATCTAAAAGCAGACGGTTATAATTTTGTTACACTTAATGCACCGACAGGAAACTCCAAAGGGGATGCAGGGCCAAGAGTGAATCTATCGACTGGACAAAAAGATGGTTTTTACGCAGCCGATCATGATCTTCAAGTAGAGCAACTGGAGGATGGGTGGTATAGAGTATCAACGCAATACGTAGCTAGCGGAACTTCGTTAAGAGTTGATCATGGCATCTTCCCTACGAATGCACACTCTGCTTACGCAGGAGACGGCAACAGCGGTGTTTTGTTTTGGGGAGCACAGTTAGAGGAAACAACAACCTACGAGGCCGTTGGAACAGAAAAGGTCACTGATGGTGGCTTTGATGATGCCAGTCAATGGCTGAAAAGTTCAAGCATTACAATAGCATCTAGTGAGGCAGCTTTTATTTCTTCTGCTGAAAACAACTATCTACAACAAAATATCGGTGCTGTTAATGGACGAAAATACAAAGTAACTGTAACTGTAACAGATTATACATCAGGAGCTATTACAGTTCGTTACCCAATAAATAAAACTTCGGGAGCAGACCAAATCAATAGCGTTGGAACTCATACAATCGAAGGCGTTGCGGATCAAAGCAACGTGAATATCCAGTTCCAAGCTAAAGGTACTTCGACAACTCTAACTATCGATAATCTTAGCGTTTTGGAGCACAAACCAATTCCAAGCGAATACATAAGCACTCCTGTAGTTTCCAATGATGGTCTAACATTTACCGAAACAACGCTTGGTGATTTTGTTGGTGCAGGAGATGCACACGTTGTTACCTTTTACAATCAAACTGGAGGGGAGGACATTATTCAAGATGACCAGAACTATCAACCAAAGCTCTATAGTTCTGGTCAACTAGTAAAAGTAAATGGGCTTCCCGCTATTCAATTTGACGGATCAGATGACGTTATGAAGTTTTCGCCTAATGAGTTTGGTAATGGTTTAAACTTAAATTCTCTTTCTAGCTTTTTGGTCTTTAAGGCTGATGATATTTCAACTTTTCGTCGTGTGTTAAATTTAGGTACAGATACCAACGATAAGGATTGGTTCCTGCCATTTATAAATAATGGTGATTTTGTCGTGCGTTACGGAACCAATTCAAATAGCGGAACAACAGGCAACACAAATGTTAATCTTATGTCTGGCGTTGCAGGGCTTCAGTCAGGAAAATTTAAGGCATTTCTAAATAACACCCAAATTGACATTCGTGACGTAGAAAATAATTCATCAGACACAGGGATTGCATCGGTAGGGGGGCTTGAAGGGACTTCGAACCAATTTGAAGGGAAGATCTTAGAGATCATCGTGTTTGACACAGAGCAACACACCACACGAGAGGCTATTGAGGCCGACATAGCAAAGTACCATAAAATTACTTTATCATGACAAATCCATTTTATATTATTTTCGATAGTGAAGAAGAAGCCCTTCTTCGTAGTGAGAGAGCAGGAGCTGACCGTAAACTTAGCTATTCAATTAATGGTACTGGAACGAGGTATTGGTTTTCAGTCAAGGTTGAAAGCAAGGAAGACCCAAGGGCAGCATTAATTTTACCAACAATAACGGAGGATGAAGTAAATCAGGATACAGGAGAAATTGTAAATAGTAGGATTGTTCCTGTAGATTCTGATATTCTTGACAGTGATGACTTTATTCAAATGATCGAGCAACTTCCAAACGATTGGGTTTACCCTCCACAAGCACCAGAGGAAATAATTCAGCCTGATTAGCAAACCACTAGTATGATCAATACAACTAGAAAAACGTCATAAAAGTGTTATATTTTTAATATTATGAGCAACAGCGAAATAATAAGCAAAGGGATAACTGGTGTAACTGGTTCACTCGTAGCTGTTACCATACCTTACGCAGAGGTAATTCAGTGGGGCATTCAGGTTATTGGAGGTCTTTTAGGTATTGCTGTTGCAATCATCACGTTATATAATCTAGTAAAAAAGAAAAAATGAATAAAGATTCAATATTAGGAATAATCCGTCACATCCTCACCTTTGGTGGTGGGTTCATGACTCAAAGTGGTATTGCCACTGATAATGAAGTTACCACAGGTGTATCTGCGGCTGTTACACTCATCGGTGTTATTTGGTCAATTTTATCTAAAAAGAAATGAAGCACAGTAACTCTTACGGAAAAGGAAAAAAGGATTCTAAAAAAAAGAATTATAAAAAAAAGGATTCTAAAAATTCTGTTTTAAAAAAAGCTTATAGAGATAAAAAAAATAGGGAGTGACCTTCTTCAAACTAATAACAGCAGCACTGAGTTCATATGCTGCATACACGAAGCTGAAATATAGGAGGCATATTTATGACATTGAAGATGAAATTGATCGTCTTGCTAGCGATGGTAGTCCTTCTGCCAAGCTGCGTCTTGAACGACTTAGCAGGAGACTCATCCTTGAACGAAAGCGCAATTTATGACCCGCCTACAATAACCCTTATAAAAGGATATGATTACCCCTTTAAAGAGGGTAACCTCATGGGTCGGGGTCAGAAGTTCCATAGTGATTTTTCGTTCAGACGTGCTATAATTATAGGTAATGATAGCAATCTGCGTGGGACACAGTCGACCGAATAATTCAGGAGCAGCCTCAGTAACTGGAGTCACTGAGTGGGATTACAATTCTCAATTAGCTGATATGATCAGCGATAGGTTAAAGGTAAAACACAAAATCTACTCAACCTATAAAGGGAACAGCTATTGGAGTGCGATGAAGTGGCTAGCAAAGACTCTACGTAATGACGGGGCAGAAGCAGCCATAGAACTTCATTTTAATGCAGCTACTCCATCAGCAACGGGGCATGAGTGGCTGTATTGGAACACTTCAGAGAAAGGAAGGTTGTTTGCCCGTGCTTTAAGAGATTCATTTGAAGACTGCTTCCCACAGCTAAGAAGCAGAGGTATTCGACCCAGGCAGAAAGGGAGCAGAGGAGCAGGGTTTTTAAGGTTAACGCACTGTCCAGCGACTATCGCTGAACCTTTTTTTGGTAGTAATAAGGAGGATTGGGAGCTTGCTCTAAAAAATATGGAGGGTATTGCTACAGCAATGGCAGCAGGAATTGAACTTTATAAAAACCTTTCAGAAAGGTGGTAATGTGCAACTTCCAAAATCTATATCAATTGCAGGGCAGAGAATAAAACTTGTTGTAGTTCCTTTTAATGGGGACAGCCCCGATTTTGGGTTATACCTGCACGATAAGAAAACAATTGAGATAAACAAAAACCTTAAAGGTAAAATTCTTTTAAACACTATCCGTCACGAAATGATGGAGGCTAGCTTACTTATAAGTGGAGTAGGATGGCTTGAGAATTATGATCAAGAGGCAGTTGTACGTTGTATGGAAGAAATATTTTTCCCTGCCTGGGAAACCTTTTTAAAAAGATATAAAGATGAGTGAAGAAAATAAACAGCCTGATTATTATTCGTATATAAAAGCTAACGAGGGACTTAGGTTGAAAAAGTATATTGATTCAAAAGGTAACCCAACTATTGGCATTGGTCATTTGATAAAGAAGGGGGAAAATTTAAATGAAATAACAGAAGCTAAAGCGAAACAGCTTTTCAATGTGGATATTAAAGAGAAGATAGACTATGTCAAAAATGATATGGATAAATCTTTAGGTAAAGGTGCTTTTGATGCTTTCCCTGACCCAGTTAAAATATCTTTAATAGATTTAGATTTTAGAGGGGATTACAGGCAATCACCTAAAGCTATTGGGTTATTTAAAGAGGGTAAATATTATGCAGCAGCTAAAGAACTTCTTAATAATGACGATTATAGAAAGTCTCAAAAAGAAGGTACTGGAATTGCACCAAGAATGGAGAGGAACGCTCAAACTTGGGTTGATTTAGGCAACTCCGAAGTTGAGGGGATGTCTTACGACGAAGCAGTTTCTGAAAGAATCCGCTTATTAAATGAGCAAAAGTAAAAAATTTATAGAGGTTGGTGACTTTATAGGTTATGAACCGACAAGCGAAGATATCTCTTTAGCGCATCAAAGAGCTAAAGATATGGGTGTTTTGCCTAATTCATATACACGAGGATTAGGTAGAATGGTAGGCTGTTTAGGAGAGGTTGTAGTGAACAAGTATTTACCTAGAAGTAAATACACAGGAGATACTTCATACACATATGACATAAGATTCCGGAAAAAAGAAATTGAGGTGAAGTCTAAAACATGCAGCTCAGAACCAAAACCAAACTATAGTGCTTTTGTAAATTGCTCTAAAAACTTTAAGTTTAAAAATGACATTTATTTTTTTACACGAGTTAGAAGAGATCTCATGTATGCCTGGTTAGTTGGTTGGTTGCCTACTAAAAAACTTTTGAACACTGCCCACTATGTAAACAAAGGGGATATTGATAAAGATGGCTTCAAGTTTAAATCTTCAGGACTTCATTTAGAGATAAGTTGTTTAAACAAACCAAAAAACCTCCTCAAGATATAGTATTTATTAGTAGGGGCGGATAAAACCCTTCAGAAATAGCTTGGTCAATGTGTTGAGTAAACTCTTCCCAAATTAGACCATCTGCGGTGTCTTTATTTTCTTTCGGATGATATTTTTCAGCACATTTTTCAACGCTATAAATAGCTCTTAGATCATCCGTCAATCCAATAAATCCATAAGAAAGACTATCAATCGTGTATACCTGATCAGCTTCATCAGGAACAATCTCTTGTAAAAAATCATTTATATCCTCTATCATACTTTTTCTTCAATTGTTTCTCTATTTATAATTGGTTCTCTATCTAAATCAAATTTTTCCTCTAATGAAATTTCCCAAACTTTACCTGCCCCTGCTCCACTAGATCTGATAGGTCTAGCATTTTTGTTGTTCTTACTATGGTCTTCTAAAGTCAACATACCTCTACGAACAGCGTCAAGGTTATTTGAGACTCCTATATGACGACCTCCTGAAAACTCTAATATAAAGGATTGCATTTCTGTAAGAGTACCCGTCCAAACAGGTTTACCATCTTGGAACCAAGAACGTGCTTTGACAACAAAGTACTCTACTAACTCAGCGACATGAGATCTTCTAGAGTTATCATAAGCTGCATTAGCTATCATATCATCAATGTAAGACTTAACCCCGAACCTATTGTTACCTGATATATTTTTAGGTATATCATATTCAAGAAGGAAAGCAGCAAAGTAAGGAAGTTCTTCATCTAGGATCTTTTTAATATCCGCATTTGACGGAAAGTCTTCAGAAGCATCCATAGAGATTCTCAAGGCAATTATTTTATCTCTGTTACTTTGGTCCAAAGAAGGAATTACTGATAAACTATTGGGGTCCATGTTTAACGTAAGTAGTATTCTAGGAGCCATTGGGATCGAGATTGAATCTGCATATTTAGCATGGTATTCAATATTAGGATTAGCCACTCCTCTTTTAATAAGTTCAGTAGCTCTTCTTTGATCTTGGAAGCTAGCTGCTGAGACAGTATCATCTACTGCCCATAAAGGGAAATTTCCTAAGTCTTTATTAAAAGATGTTTTCCCCGATAAATAATCTGAAGCATTAGCACAACCCCCAAATAACGGAGCTAGTATACCTCCTGATAAAAGCGTCTTACCTCTTCCAGCAGGTCCTACTAGTATCAAAGCTTGTCCTTGTGAAAGAACTCCTTCTCTCAAAGCTTCGTAGGCTCTTTTAGCCCAAGATAAAAGGTAGGGTAATTGATTTTCTGATGAATCTCGTGCTAAGAATTGATTTAAGAATTTGTATAACCAGGGCCACTTATCAAACGATCCAGTTTCAGCAGGTTCAATAGGCATGTTATTAGACTCATTTAGAATCCTTTTGCCGTGATAAGTGAGTACTCTTTCTTTAGAAAATACCACAGGAGCTATAGCATCAATCCTGTTTTGGTTATTGATAGCATCCACAGCATCCTCAAGTTCTGACACAGGTTCTTTCTTCCTGGGTTTAGGAGAGAAACCTAACTTTCTAAGTTCTAGATTAAGTTGTTTATCAGGAATCTTAACGGCTCTATTGTACATCAACTTAAAATAATTATTTCCGTTGAACCAATACTGGTCTAAAACACTTTGTATTTTTTTACCTTCGTATTCTTCTACGAACTTAGAACCCAACAACTCCCTCCAAGTTAAGAAAGGGCTATGTCCTCTGTCACTGTAGCAAATCATTCCGTGCTCTGCTACCTGACAACCCTCTCTTTCAATACCATCGTCAATCCAAAACAAAGGTCCTCTAGCCCCCTCATAAAAATCTCCTTCCCATCTATTCGGCCATCTCTCTTTAATCTCTTTCCCCAAAATATCCATTGGGATAGAAACATCTGATGTCGTTGGGGGAGTATCCTTTGCTGCTTGTAACAACGCTGTAGTGGCAATTGATTTACTAAGAGGATCTCCTAGCCTTTGCCAGTCTTCCCCTAGCTCAAAATACTGACTACTCTTAAAAGAGCTTTGATCAAACCCAGGTAGGACTCTTTCGACCCCAATCTTAGTAGACATCCTTTTACAGAAAGATGAATACATATCAGAGGATACTGGTATCTTTTCATCAAACTCCCATATCAACCTTATGTAGTTTGAGAAAGTCTTAGTCCTCCATGTAGGCATCAGATCTTTACAACCTATCCTGATTTGATCATCCACTGTCCCCCAATCCACATTTGCATCATAGTCTGCAACTAAACCGCTTACCGCATATAAAGGGTTTTGACCATCTATTCTAAGGTTTGCATTGTCACCTTCACAAAGAGAATAGAATACATGTTCTGTGTCTTTATCTTTGCACCACTTTCTGTATTCTAATTTACCTTTGAGTTTTGGTCTTTGTTTTTTAAGGGCTGTTAAGTCTGGACACTTGACTGCTTTTTTATCTAATAGGTTCTTAATATATCTGTAACTCATTTTT